CAGTTTTAGATGGTGATACATTTACACAATGGACGGATAAGTCAAATTTTGCTCATAATGCTAATCCAACTGGCGGCGCAACAACAAGACCTACATTTAGAACAGCAGTACAAAATGCTAAATCTATTGTAAGATTTGACGGAACAAATGATTGTTTAAGTATTAATCCTATTGCGTGGGCTCAAAGTTTAGCAGGTATGACAGTTATTACTGTATCTAAATTTTCTAGTACATCTGGCGCACAAACATTAACTACAAGTGACCAAGATGATATGGGTATTTTTATTGATACAAATTATAAAGTAACAATGGCAGGTGCAAGTGCTGATAGTAGCACAGCAGCTGATACAAGTTATCATATTCACACTTTAAAATTTGATGGTGCAGGTGTTGGAAACGCAGCTAGATTAATTTATAGATTAGATGGTACAGCTAAAACTTTAACTTTTACAGGTACGGTTGGTGCAACTACAAGTGCTTCAAATGGAACAATCTTTTTAGGATGTGATGACAGCGCTGAATTTATGAATGGTGATGTTGCAGAATATTTAATATTTAATAAAGCATTATCAAATTCAGAAATGACAAATGTTGAAACATATTTAACAACAAAATGGGGATTATAAAAAATGGCTGATACAGTATCAACACAAGTATTAACAGACACAACAGGCGTAAAATACGCTGTTAAAATGACTAACTATTCTGATGGTACAGGAGAGAATTTAGTTAGAAAAATAGACGCTTCAAATACAACTTTTATGACTACTGATGGAAATAGAAAAATATCAAAGATATTTTGGTCAGTAAATACAGCAAATGCAAAGTCAGCTGTAGAGATAATTTGGGAAGGTGCAACAAATGCTACCGCAGTTTCTTTATCAGGTCAAGGTTTTTGGGACCTAAGAGCAGACGGAAACGAGATTTTAAACAATGCAACAACACCTACAGGTGATGTTTTATTATCTACAAAGAATTTTGCAAATGGTGATAATTATACAATTTTAGTGGTTTTCAGATAGCAATTTGTATAAATATTAGAGAGAAATTAGAGATAGATACAAATGAAGTTAATTACCGAAGAAATAGAACAAGCAGAATATATTGTTGAAGAAGCCGCAAATGGAAAGAAAAACTATTCCATTAAAGGTATCTTTATGCAATCTGACGTGAAAAATAGGAATGGAAGAGTCTATCCTAAAGAAATACTACAAAAAGAAGTATTACGATATAATAGAGAGTTCATAGAAAAGAAAAGAGCATTTGGCGAACTTGGTCATCCTGATGGCCCGACAGTAAATTTAGAAAGAGTATCGCACATGATTAATGCTCTATATCCAGAAGGCAGTAATTTTATAGGCGAAGCACGAGTACTCGATACCCCATATGGAAAAATAGTGAAAAGTTTAATTGATGAGGGTGCAAGACTTGGAGTTTCAAGTAGAGGAATGGGCACACTTGCAAATGTAGGTGGTGCTAACGTAGTCAAAGACGATTTTTACCTTGCAACCGCAGCTGATATAGTTGCAGACCCTAGCGCTCCAGACGCTTTCGTAGAAGGCATTATGGAAGGCAAAGAGTGGGTTTGGGATAATGGGATTTTGAAAGAAGCAGAGGTTAGAGAATTAAAGTTACAAGCAGAGAGTAAAGAAAGAATTGCTAGAGCAGAGAAAAATGCTAAAGTATTTGAATCTTTTCTTAAAAAACTGTAATTTTATAAATAGTAATTGACACTTTCCGATAGGAGTAGTGTATTTATTGCAATAATTAACAAGTAACCATTATGGGAGAAACAACAATGGCTGATAATACTGTGGCAGATTTGCCAAAGAAAAACGCAGCTCCAGCTGAACCCGCTAAATCGCTACAAGCGACTGTACAACAAGTAATGACAAAAGCAATTACTTCACCTACAGATGCTAAAATAGATTTCGCACAAGGCGTTAACCACATTACTGGTGACGCACACCAAAAAAGTGCAGGTCAAGCTGATGCTATGCAATCTCTAAAAGCAAGTGCTGAGAAATCTGATGATAAAGAAGAAATCAAAGCTGCTTACGAAGCTGACGAGAAAAAAGACGAAAAAGAAAAAGAAGATATGAAAGAGGCAGAACACGCTGATAAAAAAGATGATGAGAAAAAAGATGTGAAAGAAGGTGAGATGCCCGCTGGTCTTAAAAAATACCTAGATAAAAAGAATGGTAAAGAAGACGAGAAATCTGAAGAAAAAGAAGACAAGAAAGACGTTAAAGAATCTGAGTCAAAAGAAGATGAAAAGAAAAAAGAAGAGTCTTATGATGACAAGAAAAAAGACGTTAAAGAAGCAGAAGAAAAAGAAGATGAGAAAGAAGTGAAAAAAGAAATGTCTGCTAAAGATAAAGTAAAAGACATGGATATGAAAGAAGATGTTGCTGCTCTAACTGATGGTGAAGAACTATCGGAAGAGTTTAAACAAAAAGCTTCTACTATCTTTGAAGCTGCTGTTAAAGCAAAACTTGTTGAAGAAATAGAAAATTTAGAAAGCGAATACGAAACTAAAGTTGACGAAAAAGTTTCTGAAGTAAAAGAAGAAATCGTTGACAAAGTTGACGCTTATCTAAACTATGTTGTCGAGGAGTGGATGAAAGAAAACGAATTGGCAATAGAAAAAGGCTTAAGAAATGAGATTACTGAAGATTTTATCGGTGGTCTTAAATCTTTATTTGAATCTCACTACATCAATGTTCCACAAGAGAAGTATGATGTAATTGAGAATCAAGCTGCTGAGATAGAAAAGTTAAAAGAAGAAGTTAACAAAACTATCGAAAAAAACGTTGAGTTAAATTCAAAACTTGCAGAATCTACAAGAGAAGAAGTTATAAATGATGTATCATCTGATCTTGTTGCAACTGAAGTTGAGAAACTTAAAGGTTTAGCAGAGAGTATTGAATATAAAGACGCTGACAGTTTTAGAAAAAGTGTAGAAACTTTAAAAAATTCTTACTTCCCTAAAGCAAAAGCGAGTGATAACGAATCTAATGAAGTAGCAGAAAACAATGCTGGTTTAGACTTGTCTGAATCAATGGCTGCATATACTGCTGCAATTAGTAAAACAAAGAAAAATCCTTACTTAAAGTAAGGGTTAGTTAACTAACTAAAGAAGGAGAGATAGAAAAATGTTTTTATCTGAATCAATACAACAAAAGTGGCAGCCCGTTTTAGAACATCCTGATCTTCCAAAGATCGAGGGTGCTTATAAAAGAGCCGTTACTTCAATGGTATTAGAAAACCAAGAAAAAGCGTTAAAAGAAGATGCTGCTTTCTTATCGGAAGCTGCGCCTACTAACGCAACTGGTGCTAATATTAACAATTGGAACCCTATTTTAATTAGCTTAGTAAGAAGATCAATGCCTAACCTTATCGCTTACGATATTGCAGGCGTTCAACCAATGTCAGGCCCTACAGGCTTGATATTTGCTATGAGAAGCAGATATGCATCTCAAACTGGTGGTGAAGCTCTTTTTGACGAAGCTGATACAGACTTCAGTGGTAGAAATGCTGCTGGTTCATCTGTTGCAAATAAAACAGGAGTTGCACAATCTGGAACTAACCCATCTGTACTTAACGACACACCTGCGGGTGCATACACAAGTGGATCAGCAATGACTACTGACTATGCAGAAGCATTAGGTGATGCCTCTGGTAATGCGTTTGCTGAAATGGCATTCTCAATTGAGAAATCAACTGTGACTGCTAAATCAAGAGCGCTTAAAGCCGAGTACACAATGGAATTAGCACAAGACCTTAAAGCAATCCACGGCTTAGATGCTGAAACTGAATTATCAAACATCTTATCTGCTGAAATCCTTGCGGAAATCAATAGAGAAGTTGTAAGATCAGTTTACATTGGATCTGAAAAAGGTGCTCAAACTAACACAACAACTGCAGGTATTTTTGACCTAGATACAGACTCAAACGGAAGATGGTCTGTTGAAAGATTTAAAGGCCTAATGTTCCAATTAGAGAGAGATGCTAACGTAATCGCACAAAGAACAAGAAGAGGAAAAGGTAATATGATTATCTGTTCATCTGATGTTGCTAGTGCTTTACAAATGGCTGGTGTATTAGACTATACTCCTGCGTTAAACAACAACTTAAATGTTGATGACTCAGGAAACACTTTTGCTGGTGTATTAAATGGTAAATATAAAGTTTATATTGATCCATATAGTGCAAACTCAAGTGCTAGTCAATACTTTGTAGTAGGTTACAAAGGTACTTCACCGTATGACGCTGGTATATTCTACTGCCCATATGTACCTCTACAAATGGTAAGAGCAGTTGGCCAAGACACATTCCAACCAAAAATTGGATTCAAAACTAGATATGGTCTAGTAGCGAACCCATTTGCTGGTGCTGGTGCGTCTGACGCTATTACTGCTGACGGTTTAACAGCTGCTAATGCAAACAGATATTACAGAAAAGTTAAAATTGCTAACTTAATGTAATACTTGTTACAAACAAATTTAAAAGGGCGGCCCTAAAAAGTCGCCCTTTTTTTTAGCATAAATAAAAATATATTATGAAGGAGTGAATATGTTTTATACAGAATCAATAACAATATACAAGGAAACATCAATAGTGAAAAAGATAATTAAAGGTTTTATATTTTTAGGAATAACTTTATACATTATTTTTGCAGTTTTAGACTACTTAAATCCAAAAAATCCTTTAGTGGGCCTAGAAGAAAAGATAAAAAAAGTAGAACAAAAAGAGATTATACTTACTGAACCTGAAAAACAACTAGAGAAACTTTCTACAGAAAAAGACTGGCAAGAAGTAGATAAAGAAACAGATAAATAGTAGTATGACAACTACAAATGCATATAATAGACAACCTACAAAGTTAGACTATGCAAGCCCTACACAGTTTAAATTTAGTATTATTAAACTTCCTAAGGTAGAATATTTTTGTAC